ATGTTCAATTTAATTGTCTCAAGCAGCCTCGAAGGCGAGAAGAGGGGCACGATCCCTATCAGTCGAGTATTTGAACACACCGACGACAAGGTTGCCAATGATTTCATGCCAAGTGGTGTGCTTGACATACTTGCGGTAATGGCGATGCCGACAGTATTTATGGGAGAGGGCAAAAAAGATCAAATTGCGCTAGTCGGCCGAATTTCCAAAGTTGAAGTGCGGGGCAGTGACTACCGGTTTCAGTACACTATCGATCCCAGCATTCCCCGCCTCACGAACGCTGACATAGTAGCGCTGGCAGATGAGCTTAATATTGATGAGTGGGAGTTTTCGCGGAATCATTGGGCAATAAAAGATGCCGATCTCTTCTACACATTGTATCGAAGAGGTTTCGACAGTCGGCCGACTCAAGATGTCCTAAATATGAGTACAAAGCCGACGAATCCAAAACTAGTCTCGATGATGATGCCGTTCTCTGAAACTTTTAGTAGAGCCTATCAGGAAATTAAGAGGTCTCTTACGGCGGAAGGTTATGAGTGTCATCGCGCAGACGACTTCTGGAATAACAATCGCATTATGGATGATGTTACCGAGCTACTCTGCACGTCTAACATCGTGATTTGCGATCTTACCGGGAAGAACCCCAATGTGTTCTATGAGGCTGGAATTGCACATGCACTAGGAAAGAAGGTGATTTTAATTACGCAGTCGAAGGACGACGTGCCATTCGATCTGGGTCAGATACGTTTTATCCCATATCATGATAACAACGAGGGCCTTTGCAAATTGGCCGGAGATGTTTTGCAGCGGGTCCAAACAATCGCATAGTGTGGCGTTAAAAGAAGGTTGGGTAGCGATGAAGAACCATGCGGAGTCGCAGCAAAAGACAGTAAAGACGCTCGACTTGAAGTTGATGAATGGCTCGAGTCTTTCTTTGGAAATCCCCGTAGGTTCGGCGCTATACGTTATAGGCCCGAACGGCTCTGGAAAATCTTCTCTCCTACACAAGTGGGCTCGGTACGAGGAATCTGTAGTACACATATCTGGAAACCGCGAGGTTATTTTCGATTCTTCATCAGTTTCGATTTCGGCGGCTGAGGCCCAAAAGATGGGGAACATTGCGAAAGGTCAATTTAACCTCCCAAATTCTCGGTTCACGCGAAGTGGTCACAATAATGCTGGTCGTCTGGGGAGATTGCTGTTCCAACTGAAGTCGATTGGCGAGCACGCAAATGAAAAGTACGTCAATGCACATCGTGCCGGAATAAGTGCCAAAGAACTTGATGAAATTTTCGCCAAACGTCCAATAGATGTTGTAAACTCTGCGCTTAGGAGTGCATCATTTCCAATCTCGGTATTTTGGGATGAAAATTCGGGGCTTTGCGTCCAAAAGGAAGGCCATTCGAAATCTTTCGAAATCCGCGCGATGTCAGATGGTGAACGCGCGGCGCTCATTCTGATTTGTGAGACGATTTTTGCCGAGGCCGGCTCACTCATGCTGGTTGACGAGCCCGAACGGCACCTTCACCGTTCGATTTCATCCCCGCTTCTAAGCTTTCTCCGTTTGACCAGACCGGACTTGTTCTGGGTTGTATCAACGCATGATCTAACGCTGCCGCGTGAGGAATATGGGACAAGAGTTCTTGTTTTGTACGAATATGAACCTGAGCCAAGATGGCGAGCGGAGTTCTTTTGCGACCTTGTTGATTTTCCGCCTGCAATCGCAGATGCAATTCTCGGCGCTCGTAGCAAGGCTCTGTTCGTTGAAGGTGATGAGAGTAGCCGAGATAAGCCAATGTATGAAAAACTATTCCCGCAGGCCAACGTGATTCCGGTTGGTAACTGCAAGGGTGTGGTTGATGCAGTTTTCAGTCTAAAGAGGATCACGATGCTCCACCATATGACTGGTCGAGGGCTGGTTGATTGCGATAATCGGCACGATCTCGAATCGCTTCGCAGTTCGGGCATTGTTGCGCTTGGGGTATATGCTATCGAATCCGTTTATTATCACCCGGAGGTTGTCCGACACATGCTAAACGCGTCGGCGGAGATCATTAGTTTTGAGGAACTGATTGCGGAGGCATTTTCTGGGCTAGGAAACACGGAGGGCTTGGCGCGGCAGACGGCCTACCGAAAGTTCCGTCAAGACTTTGTCCAATCAATGCCAACTGATAAACATTTTCACGAAGTCCAGAGCCTCACGGTTCCCGTCGATGGGAAGCAGCTGCTTGCGGATGCTGAGCGCGACCTGAATACACTTGTAAAGAACAAAGATTGGTTAGGTGTTATCAAACGATACAAGGTAAAAAGTACCGGCTCTTTAAATCTGATCGCTCGAAAACTAGGGTATGGAGGAACTTCACAATACGAACGCGCTGTCCGTAAGGCAATGGATGCCGACTCTGCGCTGTTCAATATAGTCCGCTCAATCGTTCCCGACCCGTTCGCGGAGTTTGGCCCCTCGGTCTCCGCAAACACGGCTCCGAACGGTTGAACGTCCCCTATCCATGGGCCAATCGTTGTATACGTCGAGTCCCGAGTCCGGCAAAGAGTGGCGGCCCTGTTCGCTGCCACAACCCCGAAAACGCAGGCGACCGGCGAACCCCTCGGCCCGCCGGTCGACGTCCCCGATCAATCAATCGGGAAGGTGACTCTGAAATGTGCGCCCGAGATCGGGTTGATCCGCAGCGAAGGCGTTGCTGCCACGTCGAGCTTCACTATGCCGGTGGAGTTGGCTTCCGCGACCGTCTGGCGCGCGACCCACGCCCCCGTGTGGTCGCGGGTCTGGATCTCGACCGAGCCGCCGGTCGAGATTTCCAGCGTCGCCACGCTCGCCCACAGCGGGAACGGCCGCTCATAGGCCGGGGCCGCCGCCTCGCCCCAGGGCACAACCTCGGCGACGTTCGTCCATGTGTTCATTCTTCTGTCTCCCGGTCTGCAAGGGCGCGGGCTGCGTCCCTCAAGGCTTCAAGCGGGCCGACGTTCCAGATCGTCGCGTCGGCGGTGAAATCGAACGCCTCGGAACTATGCGCCGCGGCGACGTCCGCGCCCGGCCGCTCGATCATCACGACGCGCCCGCCGAGCCGGCGGACCGCCTCGGCTTCGTTCGGAAACCGGCAATCGTCGATCACGACGGCGCGGCCGGCCGCTATCGCCGAGGCGACGCCGCGCTCGGCGATCGAAACCCAAAGCCCGGGGTCGATCAGGCAGCGCCCCCATTCGGTGCCAAGGCTTCGCATTGCCCAGCGGGGCGTTGCGCCGCACAGGATCGGGTCAGGAACCTCTTTCAGATCCCCTTCTATCCGGCGTTCGATCTCTGCCTCGGCAAGACCCGCCGTGCGATAGAGTGCCCGCAGCATGTTCTTGAGCGGGTCGGCGAATTTGCGGCGGTCCCAATCATAGGGCAGCGCCTTGGCGGCGGCCGACTTGCCGGACCCGGCCCGCCCAGCAAGCGCGATCAGTCGCCCTGTCATTGCGCGACCCTCCCGTCGAGAATGTTCACATAGGCGCGGCCGATCTCGCCGGCCGTGTCGTGGAAACCGATGCCGACCAGCGACCGGCCCGCGCCATATCCGGCGCCGGCGTGCCAGGCATCGGGGGGCGCGACGGTTTGAAGGCACTCGATCGGCGTCCCCAATTCCTCGCCGATCATGCGGTTGTGCAGATGCCCGTGATAGAACCGCCGCACCTTCGCCGCGGCCCAATCCTCGGCCCGGCGCACCGCCATGACGCCGGGCATCTGCGCGGGTTTGCAGGTATGTCCGTGGGTCGCGCCGATCTGCACCAGGCCGCGGCGGAAGAACCACCAGAGTCCCGGGTCGAGATCGAACTCGACGCGCGGCTCGGTCTCATAGATCAGCGACAGCGCGTCGGCGATCGCGCCCGCCGTGCGTTCGTCGTGGTTGCCCGGCAGGATGCGCACCAGCACCCGCGGGAAGCGCGACAACAGCAGCCGGATTGCCCAGATCACAAGCCGGATCGTGACCCGGCGCACCTTGGCGTGCCGCGAGTCGCCGTCGAGAACGGCGCCGCTGCGTTCGGTCCGCTTGCGGTCATCGTCGAAGTGCACCAGGTCGCCAAGCCCGAGAAGAATTGCCTGATTGGCGTCCGGCATCTGCCCGACCAGTTGTTCGAAAGCGTCCATCACCAGCCGCTCGGCGATCTTCAAATCGTAATCCTCGCCGGTTTCCGCGCCCCAGGCCAACATGCCAAGGTGGAAGTCGGGCCACGGGAACAGGTGAAACCGCTCGGCGGCATCGAATGCGACGGCCGGCGGGGCGACGATCGGCGCGGCACCGCGCAGCGTGTCGGCTTCGGCAAGGATTGCCTCGACAAAATCCTCGGGCGTGACCCCTTCCTCGCGGGTCTTCGTCCAGCGCGCGCGCTCGACCATTGCGCCGGTCGCGGGGTCGAGTGTGTGCAGGACCGAAACGCCCTTGATGACATGCCCGGCCGGAACCTCGGCGGGATTGGACGGCTCGACCCCGCGCGCCGCGGCGCGCGCCACGATCGCGTAAATCGAGCGATCGGCGATCCCCATCCGGCGCGCCGCCTCGGCCGCGTTGCCGCCGCACTGCAGGATGAAATCGAGAATGCCGCGCAGTTCGTCGTCGGTCCGGGCGCGGCCCCTGACAATCTCGGGCGCCTTCATCGGTCCGCCCCGAACCGGACCACGGCGGCGACAAGGGCCGCAACGGCAATCCAGAACAGCCGCTCGACCGCGCCAAGCCCGACGCCGCGCTTGGCACTTGTGGTCTCAAGCGTCGCAAGCCGTCCCGCCGTGGCGGTCAGAACTTCGTCGACCTTTGCCATTCGGTTGAACAGCGTCACAAGCCGTTCCTCGACCCGCGCAAGCGAGACCACCGCCGAGGACAGATCGTCGATCTTTCCCTCGATCCGGTCGAGCCGCCGGCCATAATTCGGTCCGGTGTCGTTTTCTGTCATTTCCTGCCCCTCCCGGCGCGTTCCGGCGCCGTCCCTTCCGGTTGAAACGACAAGAGCGCGCCGGGCGGGCGCGCTCTCGGTTGAGCTCCGGACATTGCCGGAGGGTGCAGAAGGGCGCGGCCGCCCCTCGCAGTCTTCCCCGGTCAGGCGAGGCCGAAGCGGGCGCGGACCCCGGCCGAGACGGCGGGCGCCTCAAGCCACTGAATCCCGAACGCGACCTCGATCCGCGCGAAGGCCGCGGCCTCGGCCTCGGTCTCGATCGTGACGGTTCCGGCGTCGATCGCGCCAAGCTCGATCGCGAGGCCGGGGTCGCCGAGGATCACGCCCACGACGTCGGTCGCCAGATCCGCCAATTCGGGCCGGTCGGGCGCTGCGGCCTTCGCGAAGACCTCGACCCGCAAGGTGCCGTCGATCAGCCGCTCGCCCGACCCCATGCCGGCGGGCTCGGATTGCTCGGGCGTGACCGTGACCGTGAAGGCCGGCAAGCGCGCCTCGGGCGTCGGGCGCGGTGCGCGCGAGGCGTTGAGGGCGAGAGGAAAGGCGGCCGACAGGGCGGCGCGGGCGGCGGACTCGAGTCCGGCCGCGCTCGAGAGTTTCCAGACCATCAGACAGGCACCCCCGGCACCAGGGCGAGCACGGCAAGCCCGACGCGCCCGCCGGTGAAGCTGCCGCCGTTCGCGGTAACAAGAACGTCGCCCGGCGCATAGGTCGCGAACGGCCCGACAACGCCGATGTTGCTCGACCCCGCAGGCGCGCCGAGCGATCCGCCAAATTTCGACGGCTCACCGGCAATCCCGACGTCATAGGACGCCGCGCCGGTCACGGTCGCGATCGTCCAGCTTGAAACGCCGCAGATGATCGCGCGCGTCGGCAAAAGCCCGGCCGCGGCCGTCGCGCCCCCCGACAGGTCGAGCACCGCCTCGGCGACGCGAAGGCCGAAGGTCGCGCCGGCATCGGTCACGACGTCGCCGACACGCCAGCCAGCGGCGGTGAAGATGCGCGCCCCGCCTTCGTCGCGCACATACCAGCGCCAGCCGAGTGCCGGCACGATCCGGTGCCAGGCGCCGGCGAGGCGCAGGGCAATATCGCCGCCGACCGGATCGTTGCCGTCCGCCGACGTCCAGCCCGAGGCGCCGGACGGCAGCATGTAGGCGTCGCCCTCGACCGGGGCGACCGGCGGCGTCGCGAGCGACGCCGACAGGACGGTGCGGCCCGCGACCAGATCGGAAAGGGTCGCGCCCATGTTCGCAATGACATGCGGTTGCGCCTGCCCCTCCGCGATCAGCGGAAACCGCATGTTGGCGGTGTTTGCCATTCGTCAAACCTCCAGGGTGATTTCGGCCGCAAGACCCGGGCCATAGGTTTCGGACAGTTGCGCGACCTCGACCGAGATCGCGCCCGATGCGCCGTCGGCGGCCCGCATGGCGGCCGTGTAGGTCCAACCGGGCGACGTGACGGTCGCCGAGCGGAGGGTCGCGCCGCCGCTCCTGACCGCGACGGCATAGGCTTCGGACGTCTCGCCGAGCACCGGGTCGAACCCGCTTGTCGGCCAGGTCCCGACAAGCGCCCGCGTGCGCCTGATCCAGTCGACGACAAGATCGCCGCCGGACCAGAGCGCCGACAGGCGACAGGGCCGGAACGGGCGCAGCCCTACGCCCGCGAAGCTGTGTTGCAGCGTCGCGCGGTCCTCTGGGTCGGTCTGTGACGGGCCGAAGCGATACCAGAACGGCGCCCCAAGCTCGGATTGCGATACCGCCGCCTTTGTCACCGCCACGTCCAGCGAGACGACGCGCGCGCCACCGCCAAGGGCATCGCCGCACAGATGATCGGTGCCACGCTGGCCGCGCAGAAGGCCGGACAGGCGCCACCTGTTCGGCCCGATCAGCTCGGCCATGCGGAATTGCACGACCTCCCACCCGCCCGGATGCAGCACGGCAAGCCCATTCAGGCCGCCCAGCACGTCGGCTTCCGGACGCGAGACGAAGCTCGCGCCCGAATACATTTCGACGTCCAGCGGGCCTTCCGTCCAGCGCCACGCCGCAGCGGCCGGAAGCGTCGCGATCGTGCGCCCGATCGTCCCCGGAACCTCGATCAGCGTGTCGGTCCGGAACCCGCCCGCGGGATCGGTCGAGCGATCGACGGCGATCATGCCGGGCCATGGCGAGGAATGCCCGACGAAATATCCCGCCGCCGCGCCGCCCGGCAGCCCGTCGATTTGCGGCAGATCGAGCGGGACAAGCGTCGCATACCTTGCCGGGATGACAGCGCCGCCGCGCGTCCCACGCGCGGCCCCGACCGAGCCCGAGAAGGTCGCGCGGTTGAAGGATCGCGCCTCGACCGTCAGCGCCTCGCCGTCGACGACGCGCTGGACATCAAGAAACCGTACCGGTAGTCCGCCGAGCGTCACCGGAAGGATGACACCGGGCCGGATCTGCGTCGCGGATCGCGGCAGCTTGAAGACAAGCCTCTCGCGCCCGTCCGCCGCGGTGCGCAAGATCCGGTCGGCCGCGACCGAAGCCCGGTCGAAATCGAGCACAAGCGGCGAGTCCGCGATCGCCTCGCCTTCCTCCGGTCCGTTGTCGATCGAGGATCGCACCGCGGCGGTTTCATAATCTCCGATCCCGTCACGAAAGCGGACGATCGCCGCGCCGGCGACGTCTTCCAGCGCCGCCCGGGTCGCGGTGTAGGGCGCCGCATCGTCGCTTGTCGGCACCATGTCGGCATCCGTCACCCCGGCGACCTTGCGGGCGCCGGCCGAGGTTCCAAATTCGAGCCGTCCGCCAACTTCGCGCGCGGTGATCCCGAGCGCGACCTCGAACGGTTGCAGGAAGTCGCGAAAGCTCACCGGCCCGGAAATCGCATACCCTTCCGCCTGTCCGTGGCAATCCCCGATCGCGATCGCGCCGGCGGTGAAGCCGTGACGCTCGATCAGGCGGCGGGAAACCGTCTCGGCCACGGGGGCCGCGCCGGCGCGGCCGTTCAGCCAATGCCCAAGCCGCCAATCCGGCCCGTCGGACCAACGGTCGGTCCGGTTCGGGAACTCGGGCCAGGGCCGGGCGTCCCAGCACCAGACCTGAATGTCCGCGGGGTCGAGAACGGAGCCGCCATTGTCCGCCCACCATTCAAAGGTCGCGCGCAGGAACTGGCGTTGCATGTAATCGTCGCGCAGGCCGGACGAATAATAGGGCAGCGCGCTTTCGGCCGAGCCGGGCGACCAGAAGACATTCGGCTGATTGGCGCCAAGATCGACGGCCGGGCAGCCGGTTTCGGTGAACCAGATCGGTTTCGAGCCGGGAACCCACGCACTCGGCGCCGCCGCGCGGACACCGCCCGGCCGGTCATGGTGGAAGTTTGCGTGCCAGTCGCGGATTGCCTTCTGCCGGAAGATCCAGTGCTCGCCATGCGCAAGGTCCTCGATCTTCGTGCGGATCTGCGCGTCGCGATCCTCCCCGGTCAGATAATACCAGTCGAAATACTCACCGCCCTCGACGTTCGATTTCAGATAATCGAGGTTGTAGGGCGTCGTGATCCCGGCATCGTGGTCAAGATCGGCATGGGTCTCGCTCGACCGCCAGTCGGAGAGAGGCATGTAATTGTCGATCCCGACGAAATCGACGTCGGGGCTCGACCAGAGCGGATCAAGATGAAACCGGATGTCGCCGCCGACCCGGTGCGAATGATATTCCGACCAGTCGGCGGCATAGGACAGCTTTGCGCTGGGCAGGATCGCCTTGACGTCGGCCGCGAGCGCGACAAGGCCGTCGACGAAGGGATAAGCCCCCGACGCCGTGCGCGCCGTCGTCATCCCGACCATTTCCGATCCGATCAGGAAAGCGTCGACGCCGCCGGCGTCGCGTGCAAGGCTCGCAAGATGCAGGATGAAGGGCCGAAAGCGCGACAGGAACGCCGCGACCTCGGCGTCGACGTCCTCGCCCGCCTCGGGCGCGATGCGTCCGCGCCACGGATAGGCGCCCTGCGTCCCGATCCCCGAGGGGTCGGGAAGGTTCCACTCCGCCTTTATGTCCATCATCACGAAGGGATAGAGCACGACCCGCAGGCCGCGCGCGCGCAGATCCTTGATTGCCGCCACGACAGAGGCATCGGAAGGGGTCGAGCCATAGGCGGGGCGGTTCTCGGCGTCGCGTGTCACGGCGCTGGCGTCGTCGCGATCAAGACCGCCGACACCCCAGACGGGCGTCGTCTTCTTGTCCTTCCACTCGACCTTCGGCTCGATCGTGCATTGCCCGGCGCGAAGATCATCGCCGAACCAGGACACGACAAGCGACGCGGTGCCGAGGTTCGGCAGAACGGCTTGCATCAGGTCGGCCGACAGCCGCCAATCGGCAATCTTCTCGTAACGGACCGTGTTTTCCGGCCGTTCGTCGATCACGTCGCCAAACCCATCGTAGGCGACCTGTTTGACAACCTTCGTGTTGTATCCCCATTCGGTCGAACCGGGGATGATGTTCACGCCGCGAACAAGGTTTTCCATTTCCCCGGACCGACCGAAAACCTCGACCTTGATCTGCGGCACGCGGTTCCCGAAATCCGCAAGCGGAAGATCCTCGAAAACGACATAGGCCGTGCCACGATTGGCCGGGGCCGCGCCTTCGATTTCCTCGATCAGCCGATCCGGCATTTGAGTTTCGTTGCCATGGTAGACGCGAAACCGGCCCTTGCGGATCAGGTCGGACAGGTCCAGTTCCTTGCCGTCCGCCCAGACCCGCCCGACATGCGCGATCGGCCCCTCGCCGAGCGAGACGGCGAAGCTTGCGAAGTAATAGTAGAAGACATTCGTGAGCTTCTGCTTTTGCTTGCCCGAGCCGTAGGTTTCCGTGTCCTTGTCGACGACCTCTTTCAGCCGCGCCGCCCAGATCACTTGCCCCGAGATCCCGACGCGGCCGGCGATCTCGGGCAAGGTCCCGCCCTCTTGGCTTGTCATGACGTCGAGCGAGTCAAGCCGCGGCCCCTCCTGCCGGCTGGCCGCGGTGCCGCCCATGAGCTTTTGGTCGATCACGGACCCGATATAGGCCCCGACCGCCTGCCCGATCGCCGCCATTCCCACGCCGAGAAACGATCCGCCGATCGCGCCGCCGATCGCCGAGCCGAGGCCGGCAAGGACAAGGGTTGCCATGATCCGATTACCTCACGGTTTCGACGTCGACGATCGTCTCGGGAATGTCCGCAAGCGCCTCGGCCGTCGTGGTGTAGAACCGCGACCGGCCGAGCGGAGTCATGTCCAGCCCGTCGCAATATTCGATGAAAATGCAGTCGGCCGGGCGATCCGCGCCATTGTGGACAATGGCGATCATGTCGCCGGGCCGAATGTCCGTGGCGCCCGCCTCGCAGCCGGCCGCTGCCGGGATCTGCCAGACCGACGAAACCGCCCAGGAGGGCGGCAGCGACGACGCGCGGACAACGCCGGCGCCCTCGGTCGCATGGATCAGCCCGCCGCGCCCGTCGGCAATGCCGACATGAACCACCCGGCCCGACCCGATCCGGATCGCGAGAATGTCGCCCGCAGAGGGCGCGGGCCGCGGATCGGGGGAAATCAGGCTCGACAGGGCGGCATCAAGGATCGGCTCGCCGCCGGAAAACGCCCAATCGCCGCGCCAGGCCGGCGGGCAGATCACCCGCCCCGTCGCGTCGGCGATCACGCCGCGGATCAGCCCGACACAATCGCAGCCGGCACCGCGCAGCGCGGCGCGGCGGCGGTGCGGCGTGCCGATCCAAGCCTCGGCGAGCGCCAGCACCAGAGCGGGACAGGCCGGCGCATCAGCCAAAACGCGACCCCCCGGTGTTGCCAGCGTCGCCGGTCACGGCATATTCGCCCATGTAGGACTCGCCCGGCATGTGCGGAAAGCCGCGGAAGTTGACGAAATTGCCGTAAGCCTTGCAGGCGTCCGCGGTCTTTCCGCAGCCGAAAGTGACGGTTGCCAAGTCGCCGACCGTGACCGCCGCCGGCGGCGAATGCCAGAGCGACAGGCGGACACGGCCGCCGCTCGCCCCGCGCGCGATCCGAATGTCGCCAACCTTCCCGGCGTTCGCGCCCGCCGTCCATTCGATCCGGCCCCGGTCGAAGGCAGCGCTTGCGAAACCCGAAAGCCCGGTCACGAAAATGTCGAGCCCGTCGACCGCGATGACGCTCGCCACGCCCTGCCGGCCGGACAGCGACGCCATACAACGCGCATCCCCGAACCTTGCGTCGCAGAGGTTTGCGTGAATCCGCCCCTCGGCACGGTCGAGCCGCGCCGCCAGCGATCGAAGCTCGGCGCGGAACGCCAGCGATCCGCGCTCGACCTGACCAATGGAATAGACGCCAAGAACCTGCCGCGTCGCGGGGTTGGACCAGTCGACGTCATAGATCACGACCTCGGCCGCGTCATAGATCCCGGCGGCAAGATCCGCCTCGGTGATGCCGTCGGCCGACAGCGCGCCCGAGGCGTCCAGTTCGTCGGGCGACATGCCAAGGGTTGCCGCGGCCTCTGAGGCGTCAAGCGCCGTCGCGGCCTTGAAGGTGATGCCGTCGAACGCGACGTCGGCGTCGTGATCGGTGAACCCGAGAACAGCGCCATCGGCCCGGGTCAGCCGGAAGCACCGGCAGAGCGTCGTCGACCCGGACTCGAGCGCATCGGCATAGGCGCTCATTTCAGCACCCGACGGAACGCCCGCAGGGCAAGGCCGGTGATCGTGCCCCCGACCCACCCGAACGCCCGCGGAATGTCTTCGCCGGCGTCCCAGCCGACGCGCGCGCCGACGCCGAGCGCGATCCCGACGCCGACAAGCGAAAAGAAACCTTGATCCATTGCATGACCTCTCGATCCGACCGCGGCCGAGCCTAAAGTATGTTGCGGGAGTGTTGCGTTGCGCGCGGTATCAAACCGCCCGGACTTCGATCAGCGAAACGTCGGGCGCCGAGGCGACGCCGGACAGATCGTTGAAATAGGTCCATTCGACGATCATCGAGTCGGCCTCGAACCGCACCGGAACGTCGAATGTGAAGCCCGCCGTCACGGCAACGCCGGGACCGGGCGGCACGGCAAAGCTCAGGACGCCGCCGGTTGCCGACAGCGACCACCCCGAGGCGGTCTCGGCGCCGTCGAGCGCCACGCGCAGGGAAGACGCCTTGGGCAACAGGATCGGCCGGACATAGGGCAGGGCCGAGCCATAGGTTTTCACGATGCGGAAATCGGCCGTCGCGCCGTCGCCGGTGCCGATCGTCTGATCGACCGGCGAGGGCGTGCCGGACGGCAGGCAGGACTTGAAGTCGCCCCAATCGCGAAACCGGAAGGTGTGAACCCGGCCCCGGGCTTCCTCCCACAGCGCCGCGACCTCGGCCATGGCATCGGCCGACCGGATCGCGAGCCCCGCGGCATAGGTCCGCCGCGCGTGCGCCCATCGCTGGTTCACTTCCTCGAACCCGCTCGCCAGCGTCACGACCTCGGATCGCCGGGCGGCGATCGCCTGACAGCCCTGCGCCACGTCGCGCGGAAAATCACGGTTCAGATGCGCCATTCGCGCCCCCGCTTCACACGGCGCCGGCGCGCCAGACGCAGAAGATCGGCCACGGCGCAGCCGATCAGCGATGCAAGGAAGACCTCCAATGTCACGCCCCCCGCCGCCCGGCCGCGACCGCCTGCGACAGTTGCGCGCCAACCTGCGCCCGGCTCGCCCGGAAGGACTGGACGTCCGGCGTCTGGATCGTGACATAGACGGGGCGCTGATCGGCGCCAGACGAACCGCGCTTTTCGACGTGCACGCGCTCGCCCTCGGACAGCCGCACGGCGGCGATGTTGCGATCCATCCCGGCCCGCCCGCCGACGGTGAAGGTGCCGCCGCTGTCAAACCCGAGAAGCCCCGAGGCAAGGTTCGCGACCCCGCTCGTGATCGTCGACAGGAACGAATTGCCGCCCGTCGTGCCGCCGAGCTGAACCCCCGAAAGCGCCTGCGAGGCGCCGGTCGCGATCTGCCCGAACACGTCGGAAATGATCTGTCCGGCGTAATCCTGCCCGACCGACAGCATTTCCGACATGAACGAATCCCAGGTCAGCGCGCCTTCGCGCGCGAGCTTGCCAAGGTTCGCCCCCACGCTGTCCAGCATCCCCGAAAACGACGTGTCGACGCGCTCGGTCGCCTCATCGGTCGGCTTGACCATGTTGCCCTGCAACTCGGAAAAGCTGTTGCCGATCTCCGCGATCAGATCCGGCACCCAGGAATTGCCGACAACCTTGTCGTAAAGCCAGGCGAACTTCCCCTCGACCCACTCGACCTTTTCGCCGAGCGATCCAAGGATCGCGTCGAGCTTTCCCGAAATCCACTCGCCGATGGTCGACACCGTGTCGGCAACGATCTGCGCGATGTTCGGGAAGGCCGCGGCGAACAGATCCCACAGCCCGCGGAGCGCGAGCGAGACCGGCGCGAACGCCTTTTCAAGAACCGTCATCCGATCCCACAGGTCGGCGACATACTGCGCCCCTGCCGAGATCTGCGGCCAGAGCGCGACAAGACCCGCCGCAAGGGCCGCGGCCCCGGCAACCACCAGAAGCACCGGCGAGGAAACCGCACCGATCCCGATCGCCAGCGCCCCGGCCGCGGCCAGAATCGGCGGGATCGCAACCGCCAGCGCACCGATGGTCACGACGAATTTCTGAACCGCCGGATCGGCCTCGCCGATCGCCGTGACGATCGGTTCAAAGACCGCGACCAGGCCATTCAGCATCGGAACGATGTTCTTGCCGACGATTTCCTTGATGTCCCCCCACATGTTCGAGAACGCCGTGAGCGCGCCGGTGCCGGTCTTGCGCGCCGCTTCGGCCTGTCCGCCATAGGCCGAGGCGAGCTCATCGAGGATCAGCGTTTGCGCGCCGAGCAAGTCGCCCGATGCGACCAGAGACTTGACCATCTTCGTCTGTTCTTCGGAGAAGGTGACGCCGGCCCGGCTCATGGCGCTCAGACCCTTCACCGGGTCATTCAATGCCTTGCCGAGCATGATCGAGGCCGATTTCAGATCGCCGTTCAGCGTCGTCGCCAGATCGAGCGCCGCCGTCTGCGCCCGCGTGAAGGTGTCGCCGGAGACATTCTTGAAGGTCAGCAGTTGCGCCGTCACGCCGTCAAGGATCGCCTCATCGCCAAACCGCGTGATGCCTTGCAGGGCGGATGCCTGCTTGTTCAGTTCGTCGGCGGTGAAGCCGGCCGCCCCGCCGGTTGCCTTGATCGCCTGCGCGACCTTCGCCTCGGCGCGCGCCTGCACATCGTAAAGCGAAACCGAGTCGCGGAACGCGGCGAAGATCCCGGCCGAAGCCACCGACCCGACCGCGCCGGCTTTCACCAGCTTGCGGCCGAGCCGGTCAATTCTCTCGCCGGCCGTCGCCGCCATGCCGGCGGTTTCCCGCATCTTCTGGCCGACGGAGGAAAAGGCCGATCCCGTCTTGTCCTTGGCGACGATCGAAAAGATAAGGTCCTTGATGCCCACGGCTCAACCTTTCTAGCTTGCCTCGGATTCGAGGAATGCCGCCCATCCGTCCAACTCGATAAGCGGGAAATCCATGACCTCGCGGACGGAACGCCCGAGGCGCGCGGCGAGCCGGTAATAGAACCGGACCTCGCGCCCCTCGGGCGAGGCCATCAGTTTCCCAATTCGTCCGCGTCCTCGCGCGCATCGAGTCCCATGATCGCCTTGCCGATCTTGGCGACGATCTTCGGATCGACCTTCGTCATGAAATATTGCAGCGTGCCGCCATTGTCCTCGAACACCGGATTGCCGTCGGCGTCCTTCGAATAGAGGATCACGGCAAGCGCCGTTGCCTTGGCGTCGGACCCGGCAGCCCGCCGGGTCACAGCCTGCGCCTGCGCCGCCGTGACGGGATCGAAATGGATCACCAGCGGGCCGCATTCGTCGCCCCACTCGGGGACCTCGACCGTCTGCCCGCGCAGGCGGTTGTAATGCTCGGCGGCGCGCGCCAGGGCGGGCGAGGGGATAAATTCGGACATGGGTTTGACCTCCGGTGTCGGTTCGGTGGGATCAGGAGACGGTTGTTTTCGTCAGCGCGCCGCGCCCCGAAAAGTTGATCGTCATCGTGGGAATGCCGTCTTTCGACCCGCTCGCCGGCTGCCCGGTGATTGCGGCCGTCCCCGACCAGTAGGTCAGGCCCGCAGTCTCGCCGCCGGGATAGAACTCGACGGCGATTTCGTCGCCGACGTCGATCGAGGCCGAGGGGTCGGTCGCGTCGAGATAGACCTCGACCGAGCCATTCCAACGCTTGATCGTGGTGAAGGCGGTTTCGAAATCGTCGCCCATCCCCCAGCCGCGAACCTCATCGGCCTGATAGTCGACGTTCCAGTTTTGCACATGGCCGAGCGCGGCAACGGGAGATCCCGCTTTGACCACGCCATCGCGGCCCTTCATGAATGGCATGTCATGCCCTTTCGAGAATGAGACGGATCAGCCCGGACCCGTCGGGTTGTGCCTCGGCGACGGTGAAGGCGCCGTGGTCGACAAGTGTCAGCGCCTCGCCGGGACGGGGCGTGCGGCCGGCGAGCGGATTGGCGTCGATCGTGAAAACCGGGGCCGTTGTTCCGACACCGAGCGCGAGCGCGTGCGACTCGGAATAGATGCCGACGAACTCGACCGGATCGGCCAGGCCCTCCAGTATCGCCGTCGCGATCTCGCCGAAATCAGCCGGATCGAAGAACACCCCGACGTCGCCAGTGCCGATCATTCCTCTTGCCCGGTCCCGGGATCTTCCCCGGGCAGGGCGCGCGCGACGACCTGCGCCGGATCTGGCGCGCCGCCCTCGACCATGCGGTTGACCGGCGTCGCCGGGACGATCTTCGCGCGCCCGATCGAGACCAGATGCGCGGCCATTGCCCCGTCGACGGGCAACCGCTCGCCGGCCTTGTGGCCCTCGCCCAGCACCTTCGTCGGCGCGGTAAACTCGACCTCTTTCATGGGTCGGCCTCCTGTCTTGCGTGAAAAGGCCGGCCCAAGGGGGGCCGGCCATCTGTCAGGCGATCAGGCGCCCGTCAGGCGACGTCGCGGCCGATGCAGAACGACGCCTCGCGCGCGACCGCAAAGTCGACGTCCTGATGCGCCACGATGCGCACCGCCCCGCTCGCCGAATTGGTGTAGGGATCGACCAGAATGTCGACGCCGGACCACAGGCCCATGTAAAGGTCGGCCCAATTGCCGAACCACAGGTCGGCGGGGTTGACCTGATTGGAGCACTCGGCGCGATATCCGCCCAGGTTGCCTTCGTTGAGCATGATCGGAAGCTCGCCGCCGGCAAACTTTGGCGTGGTCAGAAGGTGTTCCTCGACGTCGGGCGAAACCGCATAGGCCAGCGTGCCTTGCAGGGCATTCGCCTTCTTGACCTTCGTGCGCATCTGCACCGTTTCCTTGTAGGTCGGCTGCCCCGCGGTGTTCAGATCGACGTGCCCGATCGCCGAACCGCCGGCGGCGAACACGGCGCCAAGGCCGGTCGGCGCGTCGGGATCGGCGTCGGCGTTCAGACCGGCGTTGTCGACCGCCAGCGCGATCTTGGCCATGATCGAGGCCCGCACATAGGCTTCGACGTCGACGGAATCCTGAATGAGCAGCTTGCGGCTGATCTCGTTCAGCGCCGCGACCGTATGCGGCGTCATTTTCACTTGCCCGAAGGTGATGCCGCTTTGCGTCGGCCCGCCATCCTCGCCGATCCAGTAGGCCGTGACGTCCGACAGTTGCTTGGGGAACGCCACGTCGCCGGTCAGGCCGGCAAAGACCCGCGTGCCGAGCTTCGACAGAACGCCGGTGTTGCGAAGAATGTCGATCATGTTGCCCGACAGGAGCGTCGTATCGACCACGGCGCCGCCGGCGGCGGTGACGCCGGGCGTACCGACGATCTGATCCGATGCGCGCTTGAGCGACGCATGGGTCACGTCGGCCGGGATCACGACGCCGCGAACCTGCCCTTTGTGGGTTTCGGTCGCCGCCGCGACGGCTTCGATCTCGAAACCGGCCGCCTTGCGAAATTCCCGGCTGTCCGGGGTCGCAAGATGACGCAACAGGCGCACCAGCGAGAAGTCGCGCGTCTGCTTGTCGGTCAGCCCGATCATGGTCGCGCCGGCGCGGGTCGCCTCAGCATCGGGCGAACCCATGTAGTCGAGTACCACGCCGCGGAAGGCGTCGACGGACATGCCGTCGCTTTTCGCCTTGGCGATCTTCTCGGCCGGCACATTGAAGCGCGTGCCCATGGCGTCGATCTCGGCCGCGCGCGTGCGATCATCGGCAAGCGCGCGTTGCAGATCCGCCGCCGGGTCGGACTTCGGCGCGGCAGGAACGGTGCGGGTTTCGGTGCCCTCGGCGCCGGTTTCAACGTCTTTCGGCATGTCGGTTTCCTCTCGGGAATTTTCGGAAATGGTCAGGGTCTCGCCGGTGCCGCCGTCGGACCGGCCGTAGCCAACGGACAGATCCGCCGGAACGGCGACGAACGAGATTTCGAAAGGCGCCCAGCGGGTCGCCCGAATGACGGGAAGGCCATCGGCCTCGCCGTCCCGAACCGCTTGCGTGATGTGGTAGCCAACCGACACGCAAGACACGTCCCCCGCGCGCACCCGCGCGAGAACATCCTTCGCAGACGGCGTGTCGGAAAACCGGACGATCGCCCGGCCCTTCCCGCCATCGAGCCACGCCCGGACAACCTTTCCGATCTGGGAATCGAGTCGTGCGTCGTGATCTTTCAGTAAGGGCGCGGTGCCGGCGTTGCACCGCGCGAGATCGACCTCGCCGTCGCGGTGCCCCAGAACCTCGGCATAGTCCTTGCCGGAATGCCAATCGAACCGCGAAACCGGCGCCTCGGACGAAAACGAAATCTCGACCTCGCTCGACGGATCGTCGCGGATCAGGTCGTCTTCGGGACCGGCCCGAACGATTTCGCCCGCGCGAAAGGCACGGGCGGCAACTTGAAACGTCATGTCTTCCCCTCCGGTGGATCTGGCGCCCAGACGCGGGCGATCGCTTCCTCCGACGTGCCGGCCGACATGCCGGCCGCCTCGATCGCGTCGCGTTCGTCGGCCAGTTCCTGCAAGACGTCGTCGAAATCGCTGCCCCGCCGGGCGATGATCTCGCGCCGCGACCGCAGCCCGAGCCGCAGATCGGTTTCGGCCGCCGCCGCGTCATCCTTCGGATTGACGCTTTCCCAGCCGCGCGGGCGCCAGGTCTGCGCCAGGAACTTGTCGAGCTTGACCAGCGGAAGACCGACCTTCCCCATGGCGATCGCGGCCGGAAGCCACTCGCGGAACACCCGATCGTGTAAGGACTGGAAGACGGCGCGTTGCAGCATCCGCCATTCGTCGCGCTCTTCCGACTTGCCCGACCGAAGGCTCGAAAAGTTTGCCCCCGACAGATCGGACGTCAGCGTTTCGTAAGACACGCCAAGCCCCGCCGCCTCGCTTTGGTGCATGAGCCGCATGAACGGCGCCGCTGCCGCTTCGGGATAGGCCGGCGTATGCGACTTGGCGGTCTTGCCGGGCGGCAAGTCGATGATCGTCCCGGCCTCGATCTTGTCGATTGGCGGGCCGTCATCATCGCCGTCCGGGTCGCCGCCGACCAGCTCGCCCGAGCTGTCGACATTCTCGAAAAACAGCATCGCGGCCGCGCCGAAATGCGCGGCCTCAAGCCCGGCTTCCCGATACGCCTCGCCCATGTTCATCAATCGCAGCGCCGTTTTCGAGCGCGGCACGCCAAGCGCCGCGCCGATTTCCTCCGACGCCATGACGTGCAACATGTCGGCCGCCGGATGCCGGACCCGCCGCCGCGTGGTCAGCGATGCCGCGTCAAACGTGGCGGTCCAGCAATGATAGGCAACAGGCCGGCCGTCGCCGTCGAACTCGATCCCGCTCTCGATCCAGCCGCCGCCGGAAAGCCGCATCGTCAAGTCGAGATCGAGCAAGTCGAACGGGATCGGCTCGACCCGCAACCCGTAGCCCCCGCCCTTCCTGCCGCGGTGCAGCCGGATAAAGGCCCCGCCCTCGCGGGCGATCGCCGTCGCGACCTGTTTCTCGACGTCCCACCAGGACAGCCGCCCGCAGGGCGTCGGCGATCCGAACCGCCCCCAATCGTTCCACGCCTTTTCGATCCGGGCATTCGCAAGCTTGTCCTTGCGCCCGTCATCCTCGCGCACGTCCATTTGCAGCCGAATGCCGTCCGGGCCGATCACATGGCGCCGGATCAGCATTTCATAGGCGGCGGCATGGTCGAAATTCTGCGCCGCATGGCGCGCGTGGCTCACAAGGCCGCGGATCTCGCGGCGCGTGTCGGCCCGCGGCGTTGCGATGTTGAAGGGCTGGAATCCCTTCACCAGCCGAGACGGATAGGCGGCCTTGAAGGACCGGCTGGCAAGCGGCGGTTCGGCGCGCGGGGCGGCCGCGGCCCGGCGGCGCCAGAACAACGGAAATTTCAACGCGAAACCCTCCGAATTTCAAAGGGCGACTGGCCGGCAGCCCGGCGGCGCTCGGCCGCAACCCGGGCGCGGAAAATACCCTCAAGCCGGATCAGCCCGTCGATCGGCGTCCGGGTCAGGGACCGGCCCTCGATCGAATAGCTTTCGGCGTCCTTGTTCACCCGGCCGGCGATCAGATCCTCGATCGCAGCCAGGATGCGCGCCGCACTCGATCGCGTGTCCTGCGTCGACGCCATGGGGTCGGCCTCGACCTCGATCGCACCACGGCCGAGTGTGATCCGCGCCCCGGTCGCATCGTTCTCGACCACCGCCGCCCACAGATACCGGCCCGGGGCAAGCGGCGCCGTCTGCGCCGCCGGCAGCGACACCGAATAGGTGTCGCCCCAGGTCGCGACAGCGGTCAGGATCTCGCCACCCGCCTCGGGCCGGAAGGAATAGGACAGCGCGAAGTCGGGCGGCGGATAGGCGGCGAATGCCTGCGGAGCCGTCCAGCCCCATGAATCGCCAGCGGTCAGCCGCGGCGGCGGTGCGTCGACCATGCGTCACGCCCTCCGGTTTAAGGATAAAGCCGGACGGGGCCGCGCCCCGCCTCTATCTCGCGCGCCCGCCGGAACAATCCGAACCGCCAGCGAACGCCCGTCAGAACGGGATTTCGTCGTCAATGTCGCCGCCGGCCGGCGGGGCGCCATCCCCACGCGCCCCGCCACCATTGCCGCCACCATATCCGCTGCCGGTCCCGCCGCTGTCCCCCTCGCGGCGCTCGGCGCGGCCGAGGGCGATCAAGTCACCCTCGAATGGTGCGACGACAATTTCCGTTGTGTACCGATCGACGCCGTTCTGATCCTGCCATTTGCGGGTCTCAAGGCGGCCTTCGATCATGATCCGGTCGCCCTTGCGCACCCAGGATCGCACGACCTCGACCAGATGGTCGGCGGTGACGGACACGCGGTGCCATTCCGTGCGTTCCTCGACCTCGCCGGTGCGCCTGTTCTTCCACCGCCGCGACGTGGCGACGCTCAGGTTTGCGACCTTGCCGCCATTCTGGAATGTCCGGATCTGCGGTTCGTCCCCGACGTTTCCAAGGATCTCGGCCCGGTTCTTGCTCATTGCCATGTGGCGTGCCTCCTGTCAGGCGATTGCGATCAGCCGCGATAAGCCTTCATTGCGAAAAGCCACGGCTCATAATCGGGCTGTGTCGGGTCGGCCTGAATGGACGGGTCGGCCTCATTCGAGCGCGCCGTTCTGGTCAGGAAAACCCGGCTCACACCCACAAGGATTTCCGACCCGCCGCCGGCGATCTCGATCGTCCGCGTTGTGCCGGCGGCCGTTTCGATCGTGGCAAACCCGCCACGGGTCGCGAACAGACCAGTTGCGGTAAACCCGAGCCCCGCGTCGTCGGAGGGATAGACCGGAACCAGATCGGCGCACGATCTGGTGACGCCGCCAAAATAGGGGCTTGTCGGGTCCGTCGTGAACGGATCTCGCATGGTCTTACCTCGCTGTAAGTGGGTTGGCGGTATTCACCAGATCCGACCCCAGTGGACGAATCAAATTTACGCACCCCGCGCAGTGATTGTCTGGGCCGAGCCTTTTGATAAATTCGCAAACCAAACCGAATGGCTGCGGCGGCGGAGGATGCCAGCGGCCACCACGCCACTGGACCATAAACCTGTGATAAGTCGGTGTGTTTTAGCCTAAGGTTCTGACCCGCTTGACTCTTTTAAAGCAGATCTCGCCCCAGCCAGAGGCACAAACGAACGTTTTGGATTACCGCGATTGCACCGTCGAGCACTGGACAGCGGGGTCCAACTCTTGCCATTCTGACCGTAGCATTTTCAAGGAAAGAGAAACGGCAATGTATGTCTCAACTGCCGAGTGGCTCGCGCTCGTGGTTTTCCTCGTCTCAGCGCTAAAAGCGTTCTACGATTTTTTCCTCACTAACTGGTTATACGATACAACAAAAGAGGGCGTGGCCCTCACAGATGAACTGGATAAAAAAAAGGTGAGGGATGGTCGAGCGAACCGATACTATTTTGCGGCTCTTGCGGCTTTTTCTCTGTTAACATTTGCTATCGGGTCAAATAATCGGGATGTTTCATATGACAAATTTTGCGCCCTCGCCGAACGGCTGGGAGATGCCGCGTGCGAGAATGACAGGAGATAGGGACATGACCGACCAGGAACTGGAAGACCTTGAGCACCGCATTAAAATGCTAGAAGAATTGCTGCTTCCCGAAGGGGGAGGGGGTCCTACGGCGATCGAGAAATCCTTTGACCATCTCAAGAAAAAAATTGACGATGTCGAAGGCCGGACGGTCACGAAGGAAGACTTGGAAAAGCTGAAAGAGGACATCGACCGGACGAAGCGCATAGTTGGCTACACCATCCGGGAAGCCACCGCCACTACCTGGACGATCGACAGCATGGAGAAAATGTTCCGCGAACAGTTTGGGCAGAAGAGCCCCCGATCAAAGTAGATGGAAGGAGACTGAAGCGGCCGTTTTTGTCTCACCTCGGGAGCGGTCCGTAAACAAATGGTAAGATTGGCCACTCCCCGGTCGTTGGCGCCAGTCGCAGCGAACGGAAGCGTCCTGCCTTCGAGTCACGGTGTCGATTATCAAAGATTTGGCCAATGAGTTTCTAGACAGCGCCGCTCCCGGTCTCACCACGAACTTTTGCCACCCCTGACAGACCAGCCGCGTCGGCCCCTTTTCTTCGCCACGGGCGCCGGATCGCCCGGCGCTTCGCGCGCGTCCGGCGCCTCGATCGGCACCGCCCGCATATTGTCGGGGCTGCACACGGCCCATTTCGGCGGCCGGTCCCAATTGATCGCCTCGGCCTCGAGCGCGATCACCATCGCCAGCGCGTAAACCGAACAGTCGAAGGACTCGTTGCGCTTGACGCCGGGCCGTGGCCTCCACCCCTTTACCTCCCGCCGCTCCGACGCCATTTCGTCGAACACGGCCTCGGGCGCGTGGGTCGAGACATGCAACTTGCGCGCGCCCGCACCCTCGCGCAGAAGCGACGCGGATACTTCGTCTTTCAGCCGGTCGGTCCCGACCCAGATCCACGGAACATCGCGCGCAACGTGATCCTTCCCCTTGTGCGCCGTGTCCGGATACCCGAAGGCCGCGCGCTTCACGTTGTCCCCGGGCCGGCCGCGGACAAGGTGATAGAGCGGGCCGCGGTGCTTTCGTTTCATCCGGCGCCAGAAGGCGCGGGCGTTCGGCGTCACGCCGGCCTCGCCGGCCGCGTCGACGGCGATGCCGATCGGCGTCAGCGCATAATCCGCCCCCTCGACCGGATAGGCGCGCGACGCGAGCGTTTCCAGAACGACCCAATCCTCGCCACGCTTGCCAAGCTCAAGCCGCCGTTCCGCGCCGTCCGGCGGCGCCGTAATGTCGAAACGGTCGATCACGACACGCTCCATGTCCGAAAGCCACGCCTCGACCTGTACCGCGAACCAGCCGACTTGCGTGTCGACGGCGATCGTGACGAACCGCGTCCCGGCCGGGCAAACCTGCCAGGCGTGAAGGCTCGCAAGCTTGCGCAGCACGTCCGGCGTCAAACCTTGCGAGGCGACGCGCGCCCGCGGCAGGTAGGATCGGCCAAGTTCGATGTTGTGCGCCGCCTGCAATGCCTTCTCGCCGCCCGTCATCCGATAGGCGTCTTCGGCCGCCAGCACGCGCGACACGATCCGCGACCAGGGCGCCAGCGCCGCAGCCGGCCCCGGAATCCAGAAGCTCGCCGTCGAGACAAGCCGGGTCAGATCCCCGATCGGGACAAGCTCGGTTCCGCCGTTCCAATGCAGCCATTGCGCGCCCCGGTTCAGATCGACCTTCGCCCGGGGCTCGATCACGCAACCGTTGTGCGGGCAGACCATATGCGCCCCCGCACCCCGTTCCTCGGGCGATCCGTCTTCCGGATAGTCGAGCGTTTCCCACTCGGGAATGAACATCTGTCCGCAATGCGGGCAGGTCCAGTAAAGCCGGCCACGCGATCCGGCGTTGAAGATCGCGGCAATTCCCTCTGCCGGCGGCGCCTCGTGCGGCGCCTTCGCCGTCCAGTTTTCATCTAGCACCGGCTTTCGCGGCGAGCTTTCGACAACCGTCATGCCGCGCGATTGCGCGCTTTCCGTCCGCTTGCGCATCAACGTGAACGGATCGGCGTCGCCGCCGACGTCTTCGGGGAAGGCGTCGTAATCGGTCCCGATCACAAGGTCGATCGAGCGTTGTGCGAGCTTCGACTTCACCGGCCAGTCGATCGTGACACGACAGCCGCCCCGGAATTTCTTCGTGAACACATTGTCGGCGCCCTTGCCCGTAAGCAGCCGCTCGCGAAGATCCGGCGAATTTTCGATCAGCGGGTCGAGCGCGCCAATGCTCCATTCATTCGCGGCGTCGCGCGTCGGCGAGAACACGGCGACCACGCGGGGCCGTTCAAGGATCGCGTGCACCAGCGGATTGATAAGCGCGCCTTCCGACTTCGAACAGCGCGCCGGGCCGACGACGCCGATCGAGTCGAACCGGCGCGACGTCACGAGATCGCCGATTTCGTTCATGTAGGGCGCAACGTCCGGGCGCCACGGCACCCACTGGCCACCGCTTTCGATCTTCCGTCGCGCCGCCGCCTCGGTCACACGCACCCGGCCGTGCGGTTTCAGGTTCGGCAATGCCTCGGCGATCGCGTCGTCGACCCGCGCCCAGCCGGGCAGCGGCGCAATGTCAAAGGCCCCCTGTTCCATCCTGCCCGATCAGCCCCTCGACCTTCGCGACTGCCCCCGAAAGGGCGTCGTCGCACGCCCGCTCGATCACCTCGACCTCGGCGCCGCCGATCCCGAGCTCGCGTGCGAGCCGATCCGGCAGGGCGTCAAGCGCGTCGCGCAACGCGGCGAACACTTCCTCGAACGCGCCGACAACCTCAACGCGCTTGACAAGTTCCTTGCGATCGAGCGCCGCCACGGCGGCAGCATGCTCAAGCTCCAGTTGCTCGCGATGCTCTCGCCGCGAAAGCCCGGCCTTGATCGACAGCCCGTCTTCGCCGACCAGGGCAAGCCGCATCTGTTGGGCAGCTTGCTCGGCCGCCTGATCCCGCGCCCGCTCTCCCTCGACACGTTCCTTGTTCCAGGCGTGTGCGATCGACAGTCGAAACTGATACGCCTTGCCGTTCGTCCCCTCGGACTCGAAGGGCAGCCCGCGCCGCGTCCAGTTCGTAATGGTGACTTCCGAGACGTCGAGCGCGACCGCAAGTTGCGCCCGGTTCAGCAGCACGTCGACCGCGCCCTCGGGCAACGGATACCGCGCCACAAGCGCGGCCTCGCCATCCGTCAGCGGCCGAAGGCCGTCGCCCTCGGCCGGATCTGTCATTTCAAAACCCCTCGCACACCGCCTCGACCAGACCCACGCAACTCCGCCAGCCAAGGGCGACAAAAACAGCAACCCAAAGCGCAAGCCGCCGAAAACCCAAAATACCCGCACGAACCGCGGCGCGAATTACCCGCGTTGCGTTGCGGTCGGGAAGGACCCAAGCGGCCTATTTCGCGGACTTGAACGCCCGGACCATCGCCCTCTCGACGTTCACCGCGAACCGTGCAAGTGCAGTCTTGTTTGCGGTGTCGTCGAACTTCAGCCGCTCGGCATAGCTTGCCGACCCGACGAAGGCCGCCACCATCTGCAACCCCCGCTTGGTGCGGCGATAGACGCCGCCGGAAAGGCGCGATCCCTTCGCCGTGGCGAAGGTGTCGGCGCGCGCGATCGCCTTTTTGATCGCCCCTTTCGGCATGTTGCCATACTTGTTCAGCCGTTGCCGAACCGGGATCACGATCGCCGCGCCATCCGGGCGCCGCTCGCCGCCATCCTCGGCAAAGCGCAGATACCTTGCCTGCGCCTCCTGCGCATAGACCGACCCGCCGAGCTTACGCTTGCTCGACCGCTTGATCCGGAACGCCCGCAGGGTGAAGGGCGTCGGCCGATCGAGTATCCGAGCCATGCGCTTGTCGGTGTTCTTCTTCACATCGGACAGCGTGTCATTGATCCCGACCGACACGGCAAAAGGGATCTGCTTACGCGCAATGTCCGAAAGCCCACGCTCAAGATCCGCGATATTGTGCACGATCGGCATGGACCATCCTCCAAAAAAGAAGGGCGGCACGATCGGCCCGCCCTTCACAGGATCAACGATGCAACTGGAACGAAAGAGCCCGGCAAGGCGGGACGCCGATCCGCCCACGTCTCCGACTATGGAATCTCCTATACACCGGCCTGCCGCGGTGTTGCGTGATTTTCCGCAACAGGACTCCCCCGGGAACTCGCGCAACACTCTGCCAGAATGTCCGCGACGGCGAACAGCGCGCGGGCGAGGCGCGAGGAAACCCGGCGCGTCGGACGCTCGACCCCGAGCCGGCGCAGCACGGCAACGCCTGACAGCCCGTCGACAGCGATCCAGCGGGCCAGGTCGCGGCCGTTGCATCCGGTGCCGACGCCAAGGCCCACGCGGGCGATGCGGGAGTCGGCAGTCGCCACCCACTCGACCGCGGCAAGCTTGGCGACGGACGGGCCGCAGGCGGGCGCACCGGACCGCCCCGCCGACGTCGGATCGACCGTGCCGCCCGACGCGCCGATCCGCTCGACCGTCGCCGCGTATGTCTCAAGGGCGTGGCGCCGGTCGCAGGTCATCGCGCCGAGGATGCGCGGCGACCCCACGCGCCAGACGCTTTCGCGCCGCTCGACGATCTCGCCGTCGTCGGCGACCTGTTCCTCGACGATCTGGGCGCGCTCGACCGGCCGGCGGGCCAGCGGGCGACCCGCACTTTCGGTCTGCCACGGGAACGGCGGAAGCGATGCCGCGGCGGCCTTGCGGTTGCGTTTGTCGGCGGCGGACTTGGCGTCTGGCATGGTCTCTTTCCTCGATCTGGGGAGGTTGGGGAGGAAGGGAAGCCATTTTCCATTCCTCAGAATTTTCAGTGTCAGCAAAGTTTTTAATGTGCGTTGTAGCCTCCCTAACTTCCCTAACCTCCCTAGGTTGTTATTTTTCAATAAGTTAGGAGAGAAAAAGTTGGGGAAGTGTTGGGGAGGTTAGGGAGGTAGCCGAACGAAGCGCTGGGCAATTTTGCAACATTTCCGCCCGGGAATGGCGTCGCCGCCGACAAGGCGGCGTCCGCTTCCCCTTCCCCCGCTCCCTTTTGGGGAGGTTTGGGGAAGCCCCTCCCCAGATCCCCAAACGCGGGGCGCGGGGCGCGCGGGAGGGCCGTGGGCAAGGGGCGGCAAGGGAGGCGGCTCGCGGGCCACAGGGGCGCGGGGAGGCAACAAATCATCCCGGCCCCCTAGAACGGCGGCTGTTCCGGTTCCTCGGGCGGCGGTGCCGGGTCGTAATCCAGAACCTCGCGCACCAGATCGCGCGCCAGCTCCGACCAGGACAGGCCCCGCCAGCACGATCGGCCGCAGTATTTCGTGCGCTCGAATCCCTTTTCGACCATCACGTCGCCGACGGTCTTCGGCTGATAGAGCGCGCGGCCCTCGACGTCGCACCAGCGCTCATAAACCTTGTAGAACTCGGTCACGTTGAGCCGGTCCTTCGCGCTTGGCGTGGTCATTTCGGCGATGAAGACGCCAACGGGATCGGCGCTTTCAAGCAGGCTCGCCTTGAGTGTCTTCATTTGCTCGGGCATGTCGACGCCTCGGGCCACGAAGGCGGCAAAGCCGTCGAGAAGCCAATTCAGGATGCCCGATCCCTCGGCGCGGAGCGCCGCCTCGACCTCGGCTTGCGGGCGCTGTTTCTCGATCGGCAGGGCACGCAGGTTGACGTCGAAGGGCAGGAAGACAAGCCGCCGCTTCGTCCCTTCGTCTTCGTCCTTGATCTTCGGTGTCCGGTTGCAGGAGATCAGCGGAATGCCCCGCGGCGTCCAGAAGAAGAACGGCGAATTGAGGCCGCGCGACATGCGCCGGTCGCCGCCCGTCAGGCCCTTGATCTTTTTCGCCGACAGCACGTCGCGCGCGGCCGGCTCGGTCGCGATATAGGCGCGCGCGCCGGGAAGGTGGATTTCCTCGGCTGTCGGGCCGCCCGAGCTTTCCTTGCCGACGTCGAGAAACATTTCGACCTTGCAGGCGGCCGCGTATCCGTCCCGGTTGCCGAGGACGTGTTGCAGCAGATTGAGAACCGTCGACTTGCCGTTGCCGCCCGGGCCGCGCAGCAGGACGCAGATTTGCGCCGTGTTCTCGCCCAGCAGGCAGGCGCCGAAGATCCGCTGCGCGCAAGCCCGGATCTCGGGAACCGGCAGGATCAGTTCGATTGCCGCCTCCCATTGCGGGCATTTCGCAGACGGATCGAACGGAACGCCGGCACAGCGCGAGGGCAGGGCGGAACGGTCGGTCGCGCGCAGCCACCTTGCCCGCTCGGCCGCGACCTCGGCGTGGCTCATGCCGGGCGTGCGCTTGAATCTGGCCGCGGCGCGAAGGTCGATCTGCCCGTTCTCGCAAACGAAGGCGTAGGGGTCGGAATCCATGTCGTCGATTTCCGCCCTGCGGCGCCATTCGCACGCCTCAAGCGCCTTTTTCTGCTTGTCGAGATTTCCGCATTTCGTGGCGTGCGCCTTGAGCCGGCTGGAAAGCTCGGCGCGCATGGCGTCGCGCGCGTCTTCGTCTGTGGCGAAAAAGGCCGGCGTTCGTTTCTTGGCTTCCTCGGCCCTGAACTTGGCGACCTCCCAATCCGAAAACTCGGCGCTGCGCCGGGCGAACATTGCCTCCTCGACAACGATCTCACGCAGCTTGTCGGCCATTTCCATCGCGGCAAGCGCCCCCGAGCGGAATGAAAATCGTTTCCCGTCCCACACCGCCCAGCCCTTGCCATCGACGAACACCAGATCGTCGCCATAGACGGCGAGAAGCCGGGCGCCATTGTCGGAATCGTTCAGTTCAAGTTCAAGGCGTTCGGGCATCGTGAGGGCCGCCGCGCGGACCTCGGCGAGCATGTCGTCGGCAATTCCCATTCCTACCCCTTCGCAGCCTCGCGGCGGCGGCAGTTCTCGCGCGGCGTCACCAGCTCAAGGTGTTCAACCGCGACGCAAAGCCTGTTGCGGCAAACGTGGTCCAGTTGCTTGCCGGGCGGGATGATCCCGTTTTCGTTGATCCAGTTCGCGCGGTGAACGGCGACCGTCGCGCCGTCCATGCTCATCCTCGGATACCCGCCGCCCCGGCCGCCGCCGGACGTCGGCCCGGTCCAGACAAGGCACCCGGTTTCCGCGACGCAGACGGTGCGGGCGGCGATCTTCGCCGCGATCCTCTCACGCCGGCCCACGTCACACCGGCCCGCCGGTGAAGGGCCGGAGCTCATGCGGCAAACCGAGCGCGCGGGCGAGAATCCAGCGCATCACCGGGACCGCCATCGAATTGCCCAATGCCTTGTATTGCAACCCGTCCGGCGCAACCTTTCCGCGCCACTCGATTGCGCAATGATCGTCGGGAAAGCCTTGCAGCCTGTGACATTCGACCGGCATCAGGCGGCGGACGAAAAAATGGGGCGCCTCAACGATCAGGGAATCGCACGTATCGACGTCGGTGCCGGGCGGACGGTCGCCGCCGGTGCGGTTTCCGCCAGCCCGCAATGTAGGCGAGACCGTTGCAGAATAGGAGACGGCCGGTGGATGCCCTCCCGATGCAAGGGTGTGACAGGGCGCGTCGGGAACTGTTCGCGTCCGGTTGATCGGACTTGTGACCTGCGTTGTATCGAAGGGGATGACACCGGCAATCGCCGGCGGAATCCCGGCGTTTGCATGGCTCGACGTATGCCCGCCAGCCCGCAGCGTCGGTGCAAGCGTTTCGTGCGCATCGGCGCCGTAATCCTTCGATGAAAACGCGACCATCGTTTCGGATTCCAGGCCGATCCGCCCCATTCCGCCAGCATTGAGGCAGTGCGAAACCTCGCCGGACGTCGAGATCACGCCGGCGGGGCCGATCTCGCGACCGATTCCAGCGCCGCGCGCAACAGCGGATGCAGCCGCTTTCCGCGCCGTTCGGCGCGCCTCAGAATCCCCGCGCAGGCCGTCGCGCTCAAATAGTACTGCGGCGGGATCTGGCCCGTCTCCAAGACTTGCGACAAGGAACACGCGGCGGCGGCGTTGGGCGCATCCGAAACGTTGAGCGTCGCGAACAATCCACGCGGCGCGCCCGCGCGGCCCGGCAACCATGCCCGCACCGGGCCAGCTCTTGCCGTCAGGTGTTCGCAATGGTTCGTCGCCGCCGACGAGTCCGGCCAGCAAACAGCCGAAGGCGTTTGTCCGGTCAGAGAGGACGCCGGGCACGTTTTCCCAGACCGTGAAGAGTCGCCCGTCGGGTTTTGCGTCTTGGATGGCATGGCAGATTTCCACGTATTTCAGGGTAAGGTTGCCGCGCGGATCGTCGAGCCCGGCGCGGTGCCCGGCGAGCGAAAACGCCTGACAGGGCGTCCCGGCGACCAGGACGTCGGGCAGCGGCAAGCCGTGCGCGCGGAATGTCTCGGGGCTTACCCCGGCCATGTCGCCCCACAACAGGCGCTCGCCCTGATTGTGCCCGGCCGGGTCGGAGAACCCGAAACGCTGCATCAGGACAGCCCGGGGAAATACTGCGATCTCGGACGCAAACCGCCAGTCGATTTCAGGGCAGGCTTCTTCCGGCGCTCCGATGCCGGAACAGAGTGTCGCGCCGACCGGAAACGCCGGAAGTGGAAGGTTGCGGAAATCCGTCATGCCGGACCCCCGTCGAGCCGTGCCGCATGGTCAGGCGATCGCCCCTTGAAGGACGGGCCGTCGCGGTGTGCGGCGTCGAACAGATACCACGCCGCGTTTTCCTTTCCGGCCTGCCCGTTGCCCTCCCATGACACGCGGCCGACGGCGACGATCGTCCGGCAAATCGCTTCGACCTCGCCGAAATATCCGTTGAACGCGAAGTCGCTTGCCAGCAACAGCCACACAGGCCGGAAGGCCGTGAAATGCCGGATCTGCCCGAGCACCGGCTCGCCAAAGCCGCCCGGCCGTGGCCATGGGCCATTCGTGATGAAGAAATCAACATCGGCGAGCGGCATCGGCGCGCCGAGATCCGCCCGGCCAATGCCGGGCGCCTTCGGTTCAATGTCGGAGGCATGGACGCACCGGACGTCCGGGCGTAGCGCTCGCAGGCCGGCGACCAGATCGCCGGCGCCGGCGCAGGGCTCGACATATCGCGCGCCACGCGGCAGCCACGGGCAAAGTGGCCGGATCGCGTCGAGCGGGGTCGGATAGAAGTCGCGCGGGCGTCGCGCAAAGCTCGATCGCTTACCCATGACGCACCCCGCGACGCAACAGGGCGACGAACAGCAGCGCGGACAGCAGAAGGACGGCTGCCGCCGGTGCCGGCGTGTCGGGAATGTACGGGGCGCAGACCCCGTGGCGCGGGGCGACGAACGTCGCCTCGCCCCACAGATGCCGCCGGCGCATCACGAATTGCACCCATTCCTCGCGGTCCGGATCATGCCGCAGCAAGGCCGCCAGCGCGCCCGGCGTCTCGGGCTCGAACCCCGTCGCACAGGTCCGCGGCGCCATCACGGGCTTGTCGGCCCGCGCGAATGCAGCGCCGAGGTTGCCCGCCGGAATGCAGGGGAAGCCGAGCGGATCGACCCCCAACAGATCGACGAGCGCCGTCATTGGCCGCGCCCCCGAACACCGACGATCCTGTCGCCAAGATCGCCGCAGAGCCCGGCAAGTTCGCTGCAAAGATCGGCCTCGGCGTTCCAGCCACGGCGGCGGCAATCGGCCTCCCGATCGAGAAGCCGTGCCGCGATTTCGAGACATTTTCTTGCCGCCTCAAGCCGTTCCGGAGGATAGCCCGTCAAGGCGCGCCAGTCGGTTCCGGCCGCGCGCGGGATCGGTCTGTGAAACACGTGGGTTCCCATTTAAAACTCTCCAAGCTTGGCAAGGTCCGCGAAATCGTCGTCGTGATCCCACCGCCCACGCGGGACGGCGAGGCGCACCCGGCGGACGTGGCGGGCGGTTTTCGCTTGCGCCCGCTCCGCATGGAGCCGGGCGGTTTCGGGGCATTTCGTCGACGGATCGGCGAGAATGATCGCCTCGGCGGTGCCTTCTGGCGGCAGCCATCCGGGTCGGGCGGCGCTGAAATCGGGGCGCGGCGACGGCAACGGCTTGCCGCTTCGGCCGGGCCTTCCGGGGCGGTGCGCGTGATCCTCGGGGCCGGCGAGCGCGCCGAGCGTCATGGCGCATTCGGCCGAGACCTGCGCCGCGGGAAAGCGCAGCCGCCATGCCGACAGCCCGGCAAGCGTCGTCTCGATCCCCTCGCCGACGATCATCAGATCGCCACCGCCGGGCGTCAGCATGATCGGCTGCCCAAAAATCTCGCCGGTCAGGCCAAGCATCTGTTTCGGCACCTTGCGGCCGGCCGCATCGCGCGCCCGGGCCGGGCCGTCGACCCATGTCCGGTGCACGCCGAAGAACCGGCGCCGGCCGATGAACGCGACCATTGCGGGGCCGCGGTGAAGGACCTCGCCCGAGGGCGAGAAGGCCGTCAGATCGGCGTGCAACCGCAGCGAGGGCGGCACGCCGCCGATCGGATCGAGCCGGACGCCACGGCCCGCCAGATAGGCGGCAAGGCGGGGATCGTCGGCCGAGGCCGCGCGCCAGATCGTCCAGGCCAGATCGAGCCGGCGGCGCGCCTCGCGTCCCGCCGCAGCCTCGGCCGCCGCGCGCCGGGCGCGGCGCTCGGACTCGAGTCGGCGGGCGCGCTCGGGGTCAGGCTTGCGCGCCAACCCCTCGCCGTCGGACAGATGCTTGACCGCCTCGACAAAGCCGAGCCCGTCGCGGGCCATCACGAAGTCGATCACGCTGCCCTTCGCGCCGCAGCCGAAGCAGTGGAAGACCCCGCCCTTGCCGCCCTTTTCGGTGACGTGAAACGACGCCGTGTCCTCGCCGTGCAGCGGGCATGGCGCCCACCAGTCGCCGCGGTCCGGCGCGGATTTGTGCCGGTCCCATGTCACAACCCTGTCGGCCTCGGCCCACAGCGAGACCGCCGCTTTCACGTCGTCGGACAGCGCCATGGGATCACACGCAGCCGGCGCGGAAGGCGTCGACACATTCCCCGATCCGCACCCAGCCGGGCGTGCGGCGGGATCGGAACTCGATCGGTTCTTCGGCTTTCGCGGTGAACAGATCGGGCGGGCGCACGCCCGATGCCTCGACGGCGGCTTGCATCAGGTCCGAGGCAAGGCGCGCCGCCTCGCCGGGCGTGAGCATGTCGTGAGAACCGATTGCCAGAAGGATTGCGCCCTTCGGCGTGACGGAAACGGCGGGACGGGCTGCCATGTCAGGACCTCCGCGGCTGGAATTTGTGGGATACGGGCGACAGCCGGACAAACAGCGCCGCGACGGCGCGCTGCCCGAACAGGGTCGCCCAGAGATCGAAGACGTCGGCGGGAAGGGGTGTCATCGTGAGACCTCCCAAAGCGCGCGCAGGGCGGCGTCCCGTTCCGCGGCGAGCCCCCATTCGGCGGCGAAGGTCACGAAGGACCAGGCGGCGTCATAGCGACACCGGAAGACCCCAGTTCGCTGGGGCGCGGGGACGCCGGGAAGCGCGACGCCGCGCGGGCCGAACTCATGCCATTCCGACGACAGCGCGATCCTGTCGGCGTCGCGAACGATCATGCGCATGTCGCACAGGGTCTCGGGATCGACGGTTTCGGTCAGGCCGAAGCGGCGGGCGATCACGGCGTCGAGCCGGTGCTCGATTTCGCGATAATCGGGGCAAAGCCGTTTGAGCGGGGTCGAGACGTCCGACATGAAGGCTTCGGTTGCGTCGTGCATCAGCGCCAGCAGCCCGAGCCGGTCGAGATCCATCGCCGGCGGGGCGATCTGGCGCGCCACGCGGGCGACGGCGATCGAATGCTCGGCGACCGAATAGGCATCGCGCAGAAGGCCGCCCCATCGCGGTTTCATGGCAAGACCGACGGCAATGTCGGCAAGCCGGATCGCCTCGGGGCGCGGGTCGGCGAAGTCGAGAAACCCGCCGCCGGTCCAGATTGCCGTGGGCGTCAGGTGATCGGGGAGTTGCGAAGCGTCAGACATGGGAAACCTCACAGAAGCGCGCCCTGCCGGGGCGCAGGTTGGGGACCTTTGGGAACGGGGCGGCGCTCGGGCGCAGAGGGTCGGCCGAGGATCTCGGCGACGCGGGGCGCAAGCGGCTTGTTCTGCGGTGTGAAGGGATAGGGCGCGCCGGCGGCACGCTCGATCCGGGCGATTGCCTGCGCCTCGCACTCGGCACCGAACGCGCAGATCCGCAGCCGGTCGGCTGGACCTTTCGGCGCGGGCTGTCCGGCCTCGGCCGCCTTGCGGCACGCCGCGACGTGGCGCGCGCGCATGTCGCGAATTGGCTTCGGATGCGCCGCCGCAAAGCCCGGCCAGCCGAGGAAGCACGGCGCCTCGGCCCGGCCGCAGACCATGCAGGCGCGCTTTGCCGGGGCATTCATTGCGCCAACCGCCAGGCGGCGAGGCGATCGAGGGCGATCGCGAGCACGAGCTTTGCCGACCGGCAGGGCCAACCCTCGGACTTCTCGATTTCCTCAAGCCCGTCGCCGGCGACGATGTAGCGTTTGAGCACCGTCGACAGATCCCGGCCGAGAACGTCGCGCGGGAATGTCCGCTCGGCGTCTTCGGGGTCGAGCGCGAACGCCTCGGCCAGACGGAACGCCTCGGCGCGCTGTTCATGTGTCAATCGGCTCGGGAGTTGCGCGCGCAGCCGCTCGGCCCCCTCGGGCCAGCGCCGGAACCCGGTGCGGCGCTGGGCGGCGTGGCACGGTGGAACGGGCGCGGCGCGGGCCGGACGCCCGACGACGACACTTGCCGCCGCTTCCGTCAGGACGAGCCGGGCAATCCCGCCTACGGCCCCGGCGCCGGCGGCGAGGCCGAGAAGGACCATCGCGAGCGCCACGGGCTTTTCGACCCCGCCGCAGGTTTTGCCGCGTGCCATGATCGCCGCACGCGCGTATTGATCCGACACGATGATCTCGGCGCCGGCACCGGCATGGCGCACGGCGTCAAGTGCCTCGCCCATGTCTGCGATCGACGTTCCGAGCATCTGCAACAGGACGTCGCGCCCATACCCGCGCGGCAAGCCGTTCGCCGGCGCCTGCGCCGCCCGGATCAGCGCTTCGAACACCAGCGACCATTCCGGACTGGTTTGCAGATCCTCGCAAAGCCGGACCCGGCGCAACACGGTCGACGGATGGACGCCGGTCGCGCGGGAGATCTCGCGGATGCCCTCGCCCCCGGCGACGTGCCGCAAATAGCTTTCGATCCAGGTGGGCTTGATCCGAAGGTCAGGCATCACGCTTCCCTCGCCTGAAAATGGAGCATCAATTCGAGGCGCCGCTTCGTGCTGGCACGGTCGCCCCGGGCGCGCGCCATGGCGGCGCCGTGGGCGTGAAAGACTTTCAGCAGGGCGTTGCGGGCGGACTCGGCCGCGGCGTGGTTGCGGGCCTCGGCGGCGCGGTTCCATTTCGCCGTGACGTGGCGCGAGTAACCGCGCAGTCGGAGCCCTTCGCCCCGGATCTCGGGAAGGCAGACCTTCCATCCGGCAAATTCGGCCGGGACAACCGGCACCGCGAGGCGGTTCGGGACGGGGAATTTCGCGGCCATCACGCAAGCCCCCCGGGGATCACGGACAGCGCGGCAGGCCCATCGGCGCGCGTGGACGCGGCGGCGCGGATCACGTCTGCGACGGCAAGGACGTGCACTTGGGAGGAATAGAGCGGATCACCGGCGCGGCGGCGGTCCTCGCACTCGGCTTCGATCTCAAGGGCGGCCGTGAGGGGATGGCGGGGGCGGCGATCCTCGGCGACGACATGCCGGGCCGCCTGAACCAGAAGGCGCGGGCGCCGCAGGGATGACAGGCGGGCATCGACCGCGCGCCCGGTCATTGCACGAAACTCCGGAACGGCGAGATCAGCGGCACCAACTGCCCGAGCACGAACTCGCGGCCGGCATCGGTCGCGACATGGCTCGGCACGTCCGCGTGCGGGTTGCGCGTGGCGAAATCGGCCTCGACGGCCGCGGCGATCGCAAGCGCCAGATCGGCCGGGTCCAGCCCGGACGCCACGGAAAGATGGACTCGGCGTTGTTCGGCCGATTCCATCTGGCAGACGAACGTCAGAAGACGTGCGTTGGAAAACTTGAAGTGCGCGAGAGAGGTGCCCCCCGCAAGTGCCGTCACTGGCATGTCCGCAACCTCCGATGTGTCGGGTTGCGTCCGGTCTACATGGATCTGTTGCGGGAATGGATACTCAAACCGAGTCGGAAAAGGAAGAATATTTTCCTAAGTGTGTGTCATTCTGCGCCACGTAACGTCACCTTTTCAAGGTTACGCTACGATCTACCATTGTATGATAGTATTTTCCGCAAAGTTGCTCGATTTAATGTTGCGGGAATGTACTGCGAAGTCTAACCCTGTGCTTGGGGTTGGTGGTGCTTCCCTCTCACTGGCAAGGACGGCAAAGGAATGACTACCACAGGACAGGCGCGGACCGATCGGGAGTGCATTACGCTTGAGCTCGAAGGCCGGGCGCTTGCGGAAATCATCAAGGAGGCCGAGCGCGCCGTGATCGTTCACGCGCTCAATGTGACCGGAGGAAATCGCGCCAGGGCGGCGGATATCCTCGGGATCACGGCCCCGACGCTTCGCAACAAGCTTGCAGGATACAACATCAAGGCAACCTTTTCGGTCGCGTGATCCATGGCTTCGGATGAAGACCTCGGCCGCGCGATGCGGATTGCCGCGCGCATCATTCAGGAGGGCGATCACTACGCCTTGCCGTTGTTCCAGCGGCTTGAAGAGGAAGCGAGACGTCGCAAGAGTGACCGGGACGCACTGGCGCGCGTGCTGGCGATCAGAGCGGACGTGGCCTAGTCGCCGATGGCATCGTCGTCGCCCGCATCCGGAAGCGCGACCTTCCTAAGCGCAGCAAGACGCCCCTTAAGCGCACCGCCCTCCCCATATCTCGGCCGGGCATAGCGGTGCCCGAGAATGTCGGCGCGCACGCGATCGTCGATCCCGGCCTCAAGGAGCCGATCTTCGAGGGCGTGGCGCAGCGAGTAGGGCGTATGCCGATCCGTCTCGCGCAGGTTGTGCGCTCGCAGGTGCTTTGAGACCGCCGCCGACCAGCCGTTCGACTTGTGCGCATACCTCTTGATGCCACCGCGCTCGGCGATCCGCTTCGCGGCGTCCAGCGACACGCCGGTCAGCGGAATATCCCGTTCGGTGTGCTCGACCTTCAATTCGCGCCCATGCGGCGCGACGCGAAAGAACGGGATCGGGGCGTCGACCATGAAGTCGGCGGGCGGGGCGTCGGTGATTTCTGAGGGTCGCAGGCCGGTGTTGACCATCATCAACAGCACGTCGCGCGCTTCGTCATTCAGGGCGTCGAAAGCGTCGGGCGCCAGAAGCTTGTCCTCGATCCATTCCGTCGAGAATGGCGGCGTGCGATTGTCACCCCGACCCTTGAGGCGCAGGCCGGCGAACGGGTTGTCGATCTCGCGATCTTTCAGCTTCGACCACTCGGACAGGATGCGCGACAGGTATCCGATATTCCGGTTGGCGGCCGAGGCCGTCAGGCCGTCCGCCTCGATCCGCTTCGACCACCATTCGCGATAGGCCAGCGCGTGCGCGCGCTCAATCTTGTTCACCGGCAAGGGGCTGCTAGGAAAGCGAAGATCTTTGGCGATAACGGCGTTGAAGCTCTCAATTGCCTGCCGGCGCGATCGTTCCCACCGCTGCGCCTGCGCCGCCGATTTGCCGGCACGGTCCGTTCGGGTCATTTCCCGCCAATCGTCGAAAACCTGCTCGAAGGTCGGCGCAACCTCGGCGACGTTGCCGAGAAGTGCGGCCCGGACTTCGGGGGCCGCGATCTCACCGCCGGACTTTGCCAGGGCGAGAAGCCGCGAAACGATTTCGTCTATGTCGGAACTCGCGAGCGCTGCCGTTGGCATGTAATGGAAGCCGCGCGCCGCGGCCAGCTTGCGCGCCGCCTCATAGTGCCGATGCGCGTCCGCCGTCCGACCGGCCGCAAGCGCTTCCCACTCGGCCAGAATCTCGCGCTCGACCTCGGCCGCCTTGCGGTTGGCTTCCAGCAAGGAATCGGTGCGCAAAGCGTGTCTGACCTGACTTACAGGCTTTCCATTCGCGCCCAGAACCAATCCGGAAAATTCCCGAGGAACCCTCTTCACGAAGTAATATCGGCCACGGTCGAGCGTTACGCCGGGATACCTACTCGCCATTGCACGGGCTTTCGCATGGTTTCCAAGGAAAAATGGGCGGCACCGCCGCATATTCTGCGACATAATGCCAATCCCGCAACAATCCCGCAAGAGGAGTCCCGTCCAAGGTTAAGAAGGTTTCCCATGACGATGGAAGCTCGGCCACTTCGGCCACTTCGGCCGCTTCAACGAACGCCATTCTTCGCGCCTTGCCCCCAATGAAGACGTCGACGAGTTAGGTGGGCCAAATCGGAACAAGACGCGCGCCATTTGGGGAACTGAAGGCTGCAAACGAAAAAGGGCGCCCGAAGGCACCCTATGTGGGGAATGGCGGCAACTCAGTGGAAAATGGCGAGGATCTTGGCCGCGAAGTAAATGCAGGACAGAATCAAGATCACCCGCCCCCAGATTCCCGGGCTCCCGGTGTCGGGCCGATCCTCAGGAAGCTCGACCTCGGGCTCGGCAGGCTCCCGGTCGGAGCTTTTGGCGTTGCGATGCCGGTCGATCAT